TAGGAAAATCCGGGGGCCCGATGCACACCTTGGGGGCGACTTGCCCACCGGCTCGTGGGTGCTTCCCTTTTTTACTCGTGTTGTATTTCAGGGAATCTCACAATTTCATAACACGGTATTTCTTGACGAAACCCGAAACGAGAAAAGTGGCAACGGAAACTGCGTGATTAGTAACGTGGCGTTACTGGCATTCACCCTCCGTGACACTTTCCCGGGCTCACGCCTCAAAGAGCTTGCGGACAGTGTGCGCGGGCTTCAAGGGTGGAGTTCACCCCGGCAGCAGCCTTACGCACCGCAGCAGCACGGCAGCGCCGCTCGAAAGCCGCTGCAATACTGTCTAGCTGGGCCTGCCCGTTTTGCACGGGGCGCCACACGCCGTCGATCTTTTCGCAGTGCCCCCCCAGGGCTTCCAGGATGGTCCCGTTCGGGTGCAGGGCGGCGAGTGCCTGCGACACCGGGCCATGTTCCACGGTCACCGTGGCATTGTTGGGGGCGGTAAAGGTAGCACGCATGTCGTTCTCCGGGTTACTGTAACCTGTATTCCAGGCTGAAATGCACGGCATTCGGGCTGAATACCGTGGCACGAAGAGGCCCAAAGCGGGCAGAAATCGCAGGCATGGCGATGATATCCGCCACACCCGGGATGCGAACAAGGGCAGGCACGTTAGCCTTGTAGCCCACAACCGCCTCCAGGCTGGCCGATAGGTCCCAGGAATCACCACCTGCGAGGGTCCACACCTTGCCACCGTGCCACGTCAGGTTGCAACTGCGCTGCTGAATGAGGTTGACCGCGTTGTACTGGGGCAGGCTGAATGAGTTGCAGTAAGCGCCCGCGATATAGCCATCATGCACCACGTATAGGCCACGAGTGCGGTTTTGGTAGTGTCCGGTGCAGGTGCCTATTTGACAGTCTGTGGGCTCGCCCTCCTTGGCATGGTAGGTGTAGGCATGAAGCCCCACCGTCTGGGCTTGCGCCACTGTCGACGCACAGATGACGAGGGCGAAGAGCAGCGCGAGTGCCAGGTTTGAACGTACGACCGGGCTCGCGACTTGCCATGCAGCCAGGAAACACACCAGGGCGCCGAGGGCGCAGCAGGCAAGGAAGACAGACAGCATTACTGCGAACATGTTAGAAACTCCTAGAGTAAGGGCCCGGGTTACTGTAACCCGGGCCCGCGTGGTTAGATCTTCGGGATGGTGTAGACCACGTCCCCGTTAGGCAGCTCGGCTTTGTGCGCCTCGCTGACATCCTGCGGGAAAGCGTATGCCGACACCGCTTCGTCCATGGTGTGCATGGTGGCATCCCACTGCATGGTGGCACCGCCCGCAGTCTGGACAGTCCAGCGTGCACCCTTGGTGTTCGTCATTCCCAGGTAGCGCACCCGGTAAGCGCGGGCGGCGATCATTCGCGCCACCATGTGATCATGTCCAGGCTGCACAGGTAGCAGCCCAGGTCGACAGAATACATACGGATCATGTTGTGCCTTTCGTCCGGGTTACAGTAACCCGGACAGGGTTTCAGGAATGGAATTCGAATTCAGCCTCAGGCGTGCGCTGGATCATGCACACCGTCATCGACTGGCCCGGGGTGAAGTCACCCTGTTCGTTGCAGCCGAACACGATCAACAGTTCGAACCATCCAGCCTTGTTGCGGGGGGTGTATGCGTGGAGGGCATTTCGGGCATACTCTGCGCCGCGCTGGTGAATGCGCAGCACTGCGCGGGCGATGGCTGCCGGCTCAGCAGCAGCCACGGCAGGGTCAATGAATCGATGAATCTGCATAAGTAAACCCTCTAGGTTAGGTGAATGGGCCCGGGTTATTCGTAACCCGGGCAAAACCGGCTGCTTTTGCTTTTCCACCGTTTAACGAGTTATCGAAAACAAAGCAGCAAACAAACGTAACCCTCGCGTACTGTCCAGCCCCGTCGGGCCTTATCGGACAGCCTCGCAAAGCTCAGGCCTTGCGAGGCTGTCCGGGTTACTGGTAACCCGGACAAAGCGCCTAGGATCTTCAACCTAGGCACCTAGTATACCATCAATAGGGCGTTCTTTCAAGCATTTTGCCACTATAGGTAGTCAGCGGACCGTCGCTGAAAATCAGCAGTTCACTGGATGCGTCGGCAAACCAGTATATGAAGGGTAGTTCGCCTTTATATAGAGCTACGCAATCAAATTCATCCGGGTGACAAGCTTGGATGCGCTGCGGATCATCGCCACCGCCACCGCCGCAGGCCGCCAGAAAAGCGCACAAAATCAGGATCAGGAATTTCATGATATGCCTTTAGCATTAGGGGTTAAACCCGGGTTACTGTAACCCGGGCAGGGTTTACAACAGGTATTCTGCCAGCCGGGTGACTAGGTCCGGCGCACGCTTTACCGCATGCGTTATATCTTCTGGCCATGTGCGCACAGTGGCGCCGACTGGGGCACGCTTTAAGCGTGCTAGAGCTTGCGTTTCAGTTTGCGCCAGCTTTCCATGCCTTACAGCGGGTTCCCCGCGCTGTGCTGGCCAGTATAGGGCGAACATCATTTTGCGCCCCCTAGAATGCGCGCTTTGTGCGCATGCATGTCTGAGAGGCGCCCCGTCAAAAGGGGGGCATACCCGCGCGACATCCACGCGGATAAGGTCAGAGGAGAGCACACGCGCAGATCACTGCGCGACTTGCCCACTAAATGCCATGTTGTCATGTTATGCCTTTAGCGTTAGGGGTTAAACCCGCCAGCCTGACGGGCTAGCGGGTTTAACCCCCAAGGGTTACGGGGTAACCCTTGGGGTGGTGCTTAGTGGGTGAGCGCGGGTCCGACCACTTCGACAACGTCACCCATGTTCATCGGCGCTTGCGTGCCATGGAAAGCCGCAAAGCCCGCATCGATGCGCATGGCAAGATGTTTTGCGGCTGCCCACTCGGCCCGGTCCAGCGCGCCAGCCGTCACGGCCAGGGACAAGGCTTGTAGCAGTTCGGACACCGTGACGGGTCGCAGGCCTTGCGATGCTTGCGCCGATTTCAGGGCTTCAGCGCTGGCTTTTGTAGTCTTTGCCGTTTCTTTCTCGGCCTTGAGTTGTTCCGGGGTGGGCTGTTCTAGCGTGCCGCGCTTTTCGAGACCTGAAAGGATGCGGTTTTTGTAGACGGCCAGCCTGTTACAGATTGCGTCCTTCTTGCCCGTGGCGTCTTTCGTGCTCAAGCCGGCACGCTTTAGCTCTGCCGTTCTCAAGGCCTGAAGTTCGCTCATGCAGTCTTCAGCGAGTTTGTAAACGGCGCCCTTGTCAGCGGCGCCGTTCTCTTCGACATAGGCCTTGACAATGGCCAGGGTTTCAGCAAACGCATCCGTTTGCAGTGCATCGGCCATCAGGGTTGCATTCTTGACGTCATCGCGCAGGGTCTCGGCTGCCAGGATGCTTGCAAACAGGGTTGCAGCGGCTTGTTTGAATTGCTTGGTGCTCATGATCAGTTCCTTAGGTTTAGGGGGTTTGTGCGATATGCACTGACAGTGCACGTTATGCACTGTCAGTGCACCCCGGCTAGGGGGTGCATAGGGAGGACGCTACTTGCGGGGCGCCAGCGGGTGTTGTGGGCCCTTGGGGGCCAGTGCCAGCCCTTGGGGGGGCATGTTAAATACTGGGGTGCCGCCGTTCATGGGGAGAACCTTGCGGGCTTGGTTTTGTGCGTTTTGCATGGGTGCCTTTGTAGGGTTAACAGTAGGCCGGGGCGGCCTACTGGTAACCCCGCGCTTAGCGGGGTGTCTAGGGCAGGCTTCGCAGCCGGCTAGCTAGGTCAGGTTTTTAAAGAACAGGCCTTGATTCTGGCACAAGGCATCCGGTATTGCAAGCCCTTGTTTAGGAGGGCCGGGTTACCGGGTAACCCGTCGGGCCTCTTTCATCCCATGGTTGGATTATGGCATGTTTAACCGGGGCAGTGCAAGCGGTATTTTTAGGGTGCGGACAATAGGGGCAGAGTGAGTTATCCACAGCTGGTTAGGTATACATGCCCCGGCAAGGGGTCTAATCGGGCGTTTAAGGGGGGTCAACACTGCGGATATAGTAGGGTATGGGTGCAAACAATGGCAGTTTGTGAGTTATCCACAGGTGTTTCACGTGAAACCCGGGTGTAAAATACTGTAAACAAGCGAGTCGTGCACAGTGCAGACAGTGTCAGGACAGGTTGACAGGGTTATGTGTTAGGGTAGGTTGACAGGGTAGGTTGACAGGGTAGGCCGCCGGCCTCGCAAGCCCGGTGGGCAGGGACCACGGCGCACACCGTAGGACGGGTACACTTTCCACGTGTCGGCGCAGGCAGGCCGGCCTCACCTCCCCCCAAATTTCGCAACATATTTTCAAACTTTCATGCTGTCCGCACTAATACTGTCCGCCTTCATCGAGACCCGCATCTGCGAGCCGACCACCGTAAGATCCACACAGGTTCTAGCGGCATTTCAACGCATCCACCCATGCCCCAGCACAGGCAAGACCGAAGGCGCATGCCCTGGGTGGGCAAAAGATCACGTCATACCCCTGGCCTGTGGCGGCTGCGATGCCGTTAGCAACCTCCAGTGGCTGCCTGATGCCATTAAGTCTGGTCACTACCCGGCTAAAGACAGGTGGGAGCGCAACGTATACGTCAACACTCCCAACCCCGCTTGCCAGCCGAAGGTATTTCCCCGCTAAAATCGGGTCACTTTAGGAGAACTCCGCATGGCTATCACCACCGACCGCGCCACGTCATTCATTGCCGAATGCTTCCAGGGCATCCACCTGACCACGGATGTCTACAAGTTGGCCCTCATTAAGCCGGGGCATGCGGGAACGTACTCACATGCAACGACCAATGTCGGTACTCCCGGCACGGGTACCCCCACTACTGCCAACCTCGGCACGGACGAGGCCAGCGGTACAGGCTACACCAGTGGCGGTATGACCCTGGCAGCTCCAAGCATTACCGTCAACGGCCGCGTCACTCGCATGGACTTCGCGGCGCCCACACCACTTGCCAGTGCGACCCTCTCTGCAGTTGGTGCCGTTATCTACAACAGTACCAAAGCAAACCGTGTCATTGGTGTCTACGACTTCGGTGGCACCATCACAAGCACGGGCGCAGCATTCACCATCAACGTCCCGGCAGTCGGTGACGCCACCTCATTGGTGCGCGTGAGCTGACCATGGACGTTCTCCTCATTATCGATGGGGTGGTGGACAACTGCATCTGCGCGGACAGTGTCGAGCGAGCGCAAGAGATCTACCCAGATCAGCTGTGTATGGAGCGCACGCCCGATCTTGCTCATGTAGGCCCTGGTCACCTGTATGACGGCACAAGCTTTACCGCACCACCACCCCCGCCGAAGACCGGCACAGTGCTGACCCAAGTGGAGTTCTTGAAGCGCATTCCTATGGTCAAACGCATCAATATTCGTGCTGCAGCGAATACGGATGGAGTGATTAAGGATGCTATGGAACTACTTGTCAGTGCGCCCACGGTGCATACAAATGACCCAGATCTGCGTTACTTTGTAGCATATCTGGTGCAATACGGCTACCTTACACAGGCGGATGCTAACGCCTTGCTGGAGTAATCATGCTCGGTGGACCAGCGCTTAAGCGCCACATTGTTGAATTTGTGCCTGGGCTAGGCATGGTCATGGATGGGGTGGTAGATACGTCTCAAGGAACCTCAGGTCCGTTTACTTGGACTCCGCCTGTACCTTGGGTGTATGTTAGTGGTGTTGCTTCTGGTGGTGGTGGATCTGGGGGCTTTGGCTCAACAGCACAACGGGCTGGGGGCGGTGGGGGCGGCTCTGGAATGTGGACTTTGGAGTGCCCGCTTCTCTGCACGCCTGGGTCTCCGCTTACCGTCACTCTGGGTGCAGCCGGGGCAGGTGGCGCAGTAGGCGCAGCGGGCACAGGGCGGTTCAATACAACCATCACTGGATTGTCCGTTCGAAGCCCGAATGCAACTCTCACGTCCGGCACGCCTGGCACCTTCACTTTAAAGGGTGGGGCTCCCGCTGGTGCAGCTACAGGCTCGACGGCTGGAGGAGGTGGCCGGGCGGGGGATGACTTCACGAACCGGATGGGTGATGGGGGAACCGGAGGAACAAATGCCGCATCGCCTCCGACAGGGACGGTGGGCACACTAAATCAGTGCCTCCAGTTCGGGCCCATTTTCTGTGGATTTGGTGGTAGTGGGGGTGGTGCAGCCTCTACGGTGGCGACTACTGCAGGTAATTTCGGAGGCTTGCAGGTAGGCACTTCGGCCCCCTGGATCTACACCGCCCCTCCTGCAGGGACGCAGGACGGCACTGTCAGTTATGGTGGTGGTGGTCAGGGAGGCATGACTCCTTGGGGCCGTCCCGGAAATGCTGGTGGTGGCAACGCAGCAGCCAGTGCACCACCTTCCAATCACTTTGGTGTGGGGGGCTCGGGTGGTGGTGGCAATGGTGCCGGGGCCGCTGGTGGGCCTGCGTATATCTGCCTGGAATACTGGAGTGCCGAATAATGGCTATCACTGAAGCGTATACGGGCACGGCGACGGTCTCCACCACGGAGTTCAGCCTTACCAATAACAGCACTGTACTGCAGGCGCTGAACGATCTGGGGGCATTCCAGCTATCACTGGACACCTCGGCAATGACGGCGACTGAGCAGTATGAGTTGCGCATCTACAAGAAGGTGGTGTCTACTGGCAGCCAGCGGCGGGCAGAGACACAGGCGTTTCTAGGTGTGCAGGTTGAACCAGCCTATGTTAGCCCAACCATTGTGTTGCGCTACGGGTGGGAAATGACTCTCAAGAAGCTTGTCGGAACAGATCGCAGCTTTAGCTGGTCTATCGATAAGGTGGCATAATGTTCTTTTCACCACTACTTGCTGCAGCCCTGCTCTCAGGTGGTGGGGTTGCGGGCACTGCCGCACTTGCTGGGGCAGGCTCTACCGCTACCGGGGGGACTCTCTCGGCATCTGGTGCAGGGTCTACCGCGCTTGCTGGGGCAGGCTCTACCGCTACCGGTGGGACTCTCTCGGCATCTGGTGCAGGGTCTACCGCACTTGCTGGGGCAGGCTCTACCGCTACCGGGGGGACTCTCTCGGCATCTGGTGCAGGGTCTACCGCGCTTGCTGGGGCAGGCTCTACCGCTACCGGTGGGACTCTCTCGGCGTCTGGTGCAGGGTCTACCGCACTTGCTGGGGCAGGGTCTACCGCTACCGGTGGCACTCTATCGGCGTCTGGTGCAGGGTCTACCGCACTTGCTGGGGCAGGCTCTACCGCTACCGGTGGCACTCTATCGGCGTCTGGTGCAGGGTCTACCGCACTTGCCAGCTCTAATTCTAGCGCTACCGGTGGTACGGTCATCGCTACCGGTGCGGCCATTACTGCGCTTACCGGATCAGGGTCTACCGCTACTTCGGGCGCCGTTACTGCCGGCTCAATCGCGGCAGGTACCCTGGTTGGTAGCAATTCCGTTGCCACAAGCGGCAGTCTTAGCGCACTCGGCGTCGCAGTTACCGCTCTAACGGGCTCAGGTTCGACGGCCTCGGGTGGGGCGTTGCAGGCTACAGGCGCAGCGACCCGGGCGCTGGTAGGCAGCTCGTCAACTGCAGCCGTAGGATTGATAGTAGCAACGGGCGCAGCGGCTACTCCCCTGCCCGGCAGCGCCTCTGTGGCCCTGGCGGGGCAGCTGGCAGCATCAGGGGCGGCGCAGATAATGCTGCCCGGGTCAGGGTCTACCGCTTATGGCGGTTCACTGACTGCCCGGATCACGGATACTTTGCAGCCCAGTACCGAATTCCTGGTGGTGCCAGACGCCAGGAGCTATATGGTTAATGGTGTTCGCACCTTTACAGCGGACAATCCAGAGGCCTTCTCAGTTGTGGCAACTCGCTCTTTTGCTTCAAACACTGGTCGTAATTTCAACGTCACGAGGTAATCATGATTTTCTTGAAGATGTACCTAGCCCTCTTCCTCTTCTTTACCGGATACGTCATCACGGTACAGCTGCTTGCCCTGCACGCCCGTGGCAAACTGCCTTGGCCAGGATACGTATTCGGACTGCCCTGGGTGGTCATTGGTGTGGCCCTTGACGTGGTGTTTCAGTACACCGTCTTTGCGGCCCTTTATCGTGAATGGCCTCCAAAGAAGGAATACTTTGTTACCAAGCGACTTCGTCGATGGAAGGCAACGGACCCCACTAGCCAGCGCGGTGTCTGGTCTGCAAAGCTTTGCAAGTTCCTGAACCTGTTTGACCCAAGCGGAGAACACTGCTGATGCAACTTACGCCACACTTTACACTGGCCGAGCTGTGCAATAGCGATACAGCTACTCGCCTTGGAATCGACAATGACCCCAGGAACCAGGTGCTCAATAGTGCTCGCATTGATCCTGTTGAAGCACTGCGCGAAACAGCAAAGATGCTTGAGGGCATCCGGCACTTTCTGTCTGGCGAAGCTGGTACTGAAATTCCTATCCGGATCAGCAGCGGCTATCGTTGCCTTGCCCTTAACCGGGTACTTGGATCTAAGGATAACAGTGAACACCTCACGGGTTTTGCTGTCGACTGGACTGCGCCTGACTTCGGCTCACCCTACGAGGTAGCCCTTGCCCTGCGCGGAGCCATGGCCTTCCTGGGAATCGGCCAGCTTATTCATGAGTATGGGCGGTGGATACACACAAGCGTGGAACGTGAAGGCAAAATCTTTGCGGAGCACAACCGAGTCATCACTATCAGTGCCGTTGGCACTTACATTGGAGTGCATCCCGTATGAGCGAGCAAGGACTGGATTTTGAGGAGGATAAGGCAAAGCAGGCACATGACCACCATCTTGGTGTGCTGCGTCTGGGCTACCTGATCAACATTGCTAGTTACGTTGTAGTTGCCGGCGTGCTGTATGGTTGCTTCTTTCTCCTCAGTGCCAAGGGCGGTGTTACCATCGATCCCGGAACAGCTGCCATGCTGGGCGGTATCGTAGGTGCTGCGGTGCAGTGGCTGCTTGCCAATGCCTCGCAAGCGAACGGCTTTTTCTTCGGGTCCAGCCCGGGAAGCCGCCAGCTTGCGCAGGATCTGGGCAAGGCTGTCGGATCAAATATGGAGAAGCCTCAATGAATACCTTTCCGCCCAAGGACTACCGGGAGACTCGGACCCTGACCTTCACGTTTTCCGGTGTGCCATCCAGCCCTACTACCGCCATCGAATGGTACGGTGGTGTTGTTGATGGTACTCCTGGCACAGTGATTCAGGGCACCACCTCGGCCATCAGCGGCAATACGGTGTCTATTCAGGCCCACGGTGGCGTGCGTGGAGCTGACTACATCATCACTGTGACTGCGACTGTCGGCAATGACATCGAGACGGTTTCCGGCATCCTGCCTGTGACGGTGCTGTAATGGCGCTGGTTCGGACTTCCTCATTCGGGGAGGATCAGGCCAGCCCTGCGGCTGCGCCGGATACTTCTCTGTACAACATTGCAGAGCTGGTATCTCTACGCGACCAGCTCAATGAGCAGATTGGCGATGTCACGCTCACCAGCCTGAACCTCAGTAGTGAGCTGGTCATTCAGTACCAGATCGTCAAGAAGCTGCTAGCGGACTCGGCCAGCGATGAGAACATCCCACTGAACCAGCGGGCACAGGCGGCCAACAGTTGCACCACCCTACTCGGCCAGCTTGCCAAGATCCAGGAGGCTACCTGGAATGCTGACCGGCTCAAGAAGCTGGAAGGTCAGGTTGTGCAGGTGTTTCGAGACATCGATGCTGAGGTGGGCCAGGAACTGAGGCTGACCCTTGCTGAGCGCTTTCTGGTAGGCTTTAAGAAGGCTCTAGGCGAACATGTTTGATGACCTGTATACACGACTCGAATACCAGTTGATGGGTCGAGTCGACCTCTCCGCTATTCCGGGATTCATTACTGACCACACTTATATTAAGGGTGGTCAGTATAGCTTTATTGACCATGAGTTTCAGCTCAAGGTTATTTCTTCTGCTGCCCGAGAGGTAAACTCCCAGAAGTGCTCGCAGATTGGCATGACGGAAGCGCAGTCTCGCTGGGGACTGGCCGCTATCGCCACCATACCTGACTTCAACATTATCTATACCTTCCCATTCAGTCAGGATGCGGAGAACTTCGCCAAGACCCGGGTGGACTTGGTGGTTGACCAGTCGCCTCGCCTTGCCCGACTGAAGGATGGCAACCTCTGGAACTCTTCCATCAAACGGCTGGGTACGGGTACCATATACTTTAAGGGTACCAACTCCGAGACGGCTGCGATTTCGACCCCTGCTGACTGCATTATCTCGGATGAGATTGACCGATCAAACCAGGATGTACTTGATCAGTATGAATCTCGACTGACTCACTCTAAGTGGCAGCTGCGCCGCAACTTTTCTACCCCCACTGTAGCGGGTCGAGGTATTGACGCCTGTATGCAGCGGAGTGTGCGCTATAAGCAGTTCACGAAATGCACCTCGTGTAATGAGCGTTACTATCCTGACTTCTTTAAGCACGTTGTGCTGCCCGGATGGAGCAAGGAGCTTTGGGAACTGGACAAGTACACGCTGCCGAACACTCACTACATGCGGGCATATGTAGCCTGCCCTCGCTGCGGCACCCGCGCTGACCTGTCACCGAAGAACCGGGAATGGGTAGCGGAGAATCCTGCTGCCCGATTCTCTGCGGAGGGATTCTATATCTCTCCCTTTGATGCGCCCAACCTGATCAGCATACAGCAGCTGCTGGAGAAATCGGTCAAGTACCGCCGGTACTCTGAGTTCAAGAACCAGAACTTGGGCCTTACTGCTGAGGAAGCCTCTGACACCATCACGCAGGATGACCTGGAGGCTGCCTATACAACTGACCAGCTGGACGGCGGCTACAACGTCTTTGCGTCAGACATGGGACTGACCTGTAATGCTGTCATTGGTCGCATGGTTGGAAATGATCTGCTTGTAGTACACAAGGAGCGCATCCCGCTTCAAAACTATGAACGGCGCCGTAAGGAGCTGTGCAGCAAGTATCGCTGCATTGTCAAGAATATGGATATGCTGCCCTATACAGATACGGCGTTCCGTATGCAGGCAGAAGACCCTGATGCTTACTGCTCGGTTTACGTGCGCGGCCAACAGCAGGACCTGTACACCTTCGGCGGTAAAGAGGAGGATGAACCGGATACGCTTCGAGCGCTGAAGGTTAATCGCAACATGGTATTTGACGAGATCCTTGCACTGTTCAAGGCTCGTCGTATCAAGATTGCGCGGGATGATGAAACGCCCATTTTCACCGAGCAGCTTCAGGATATGAAGAAAGCCCCGGAAATCAACAACCTGGGTGAAACGGTGTATGTGTGGAAGAAATCGGAGGTGGGCAATGATCACTACCACCATGCCCTTGCCTACCTGTACCTGGGCACAAAGCTCCCATGTTCACCAGTGGTTAACATGATGAATATGCTGGTGCCGACCACCTTCAAGGTCAAACATTGATAGAATCGGCACACCTGATAGGGGCATCGAATGGACTTTGACTTTGTAAAATCAGCTTTGGCCAGCGCCTTCGCCCCGGTGGCACCGCCCAAGGTGAAGCCGGGTCAGCCCAGCTTTCCTGGGCATGCCAAGAGTACCACCCCTTCGACCACGGTACTCACAAACCCTTCCGCCCGTGTCGCGCAGTCGCATCTCAACACTGCACGAACGGAGGCGAAGGATGCACTTACAATTCGCAAGTTTGCCCAGACCACCCCGGATCTGGCGGCTGCGTTGTTTGCATATCTGCGTGTTGCTATCACGCAGGGCTACAAGGTCAAGGCCTTCGATATGGATGGTGAGTTCAATGGTGATGCTACTCGCATCGCCTATGAACTGCTGAACCGTTGGGATATGTTGCCTGACTACACTGTGCAGGGCTTCTCTAATACGCCCAGCATCCAGTCTGTCTCGGAAGCCCTCGGTAAGGAGTTGATTATTGAAGGTGCCTGTGCCTTCAGTCTTCGGCTCAACAAGCAACGGCAGCCTGAGTTGCTTGCCCCGGTGCCTGTGAGCAGCCTCGTGTGGTATGAAGACGGTCAAGGTCTACGACCCAAGCAGAAGGTCGGTGGCGACCAGATCGACTTGGACGTGGCTAACTTCTTCTATACCTCGCTTGACCAGGATCTGCTGAACGCGTACCCGACGTCCCCGCTCCTTGCTGCGGTTCAGCCGGTAATCGCAGATGCGAGCTTTATGGATCAACTGCGTAATGCGCTGTCGCGCACGATCATGCCTCGCTTCCAGGCGGTGATCAACCTGGACAAGACCCTGGCCGTTATCCCTGCCGAAGTCAAGCAGGATGCCGAAAAACTTAATAGTATGTTGTCAGGCCTGAAGACGGGTATCGAAACCACGGTCAATGCGCTCAACCCTGAAGACGCTTTGGTTGGCTATGACAACGTCGAATACAGCTATGTTCAGGGTGGTACTGGTGAGGCTTCCTCACTCATCACTACTGTCCAAGAGCTGCTGAATGCCAAGTTGTCTACTGGTGCCAAGGCCTTGCCGTCCATCCTGGGGCACGGGTCAGGCAGTCAAAATGTTGCGTCGTCAGAAACCCTGATGTTTCTGAAGTCGGCCGATGGGGCTATTCGAGTCAAACTCAATGAACTCTACAGTCGGGCTCTGACCCTTGGTGTGCGTCTTATGGGTGCGGATGTCATTGTTCGCTTCGAATACGACCCCATCGACTTGCGCCCCTCCAATGAGTTGGAGGCATTCCGCGCCCAGAAGCAGTCACGGATTCTTGAACAGCTGTCATTTGGCCTTATCTCTGATGAAGAGGCTTCGATTGACCTTACCGGCAAGATGCCGCCTAAGGGCATGGCTAAGCTGAGCGGTACCATGTTCACAGTTAATAAGCCTGACCCTAATGCGAACAGCTTTACGAATGCTCCCGGCGGTGTAAAGAACACCGCCGGTGGGCAGGCAATCCGATCTGATGCACCCACGAACACGCGAGGAGGTAACAAGTAATGGATGAGCCCAGCAACGCAGTGCTGGCTGAGCGGATAGGATACGTACAGACTAGCTTGCTGCAGATGAACGCGACCCTGGGTCGCATGTCTGCTCAGCTTGATCAAGTTCCTCTCATCGCTCAGCGTCTTCAGCATGTTAGCGATATGCAGGAGAATCAGGCAGAGGAGATGGGTGACCTGCAGTCTCGGCTGGATGACATTGAGGTGGAAATGCCCGGCCTCAAGGAACTCCGCAAGTGGGTGATTGCCGGTATCATTGGAGCCTTGGGCATGCTTGGTGCAGCCCTCATTACTCTGGTAGTACCTGCACGCCAGCAGGACCATACCGCACTGATTACGGCAATTACCACAGCCATCAAGGCTGCCCAGGAGACCAAGAAATGAACGAAGAACTGAAACTCTGGCTTGGTCTGGATTCCGATGGTGACACCTACGGGCGTTACATCATGGGCCGTACCACCCAGGCGGTGGATCGTACTGCTGACACCCCTCCCCCCTTCCAGCAGATTGGCAATGTTGCCGTGATCCCTGTCCGTGGCACCATGGTCAACGGGTTTGTCGACCCCCTCATGTCGATGCTCTTCGGCGTGACCGGCTACGACAACATCCGTAATGCTGCCATCAGTGCGGCCATGAACCCGGACATCGTTGGCACAGTCTATCACTACGCTTCAACCGGTGGTGATGCAGCTGGTGTGGAAGACCTGACCCGGCTGCTGCTGCAGCTTCGTGCAGCCAAGCCTAGCGTCGCCTTCACTGATTCGTTCATGGCCAGCTCAGCTTACTGGATGGGCACGACGGCTGATAGGATCATTGCTACCAACACCGCCACGGTCGGCAGCATCGGCGTTAAGATGCTGCTGGTCAGCCGCTCCAAGGCGCTGGAGGCTGCGGGCATCGATACCAAGGTGATCCGGTACGGTGACAAGAAGGCCCTAGGCGGCCCGACGGAGCCGCTTGATGCCAAGGTCGTTGACCACTACACACAAATGGCTGCCCGTATGGGCGTCTATTTCGAGCAGTCGGTGGCAGACAACCTCGGGCTGACCCTTGCTCAGGTGCAGAAGAACTTCGGCAATGGTGCTGAGTTCCTTGGCATGGATGCCGTAAATATCGGCATGGTGCACGCCATCGGCGGTTTTGAAACTGCCCTTGCAAGCGTGCGATCATCAGCCACCTCCTCCCAGCGCATTTCGCTGCCCCTCTCGAAAGGAAATCAGATGAAGACTGCCCTTGAAACCATTCCGCCGGCCGATGACAAGACCGTCACCGACCTGCAAGCCGCAGGTGGCGAAGTGCTGACCCAGCTCCAGGGTGAACTGACGACTGCCAAGACCGAACTGGCCACGGCTGTCGCTGGTCTGGCCGATGCCAATACCCAGCTGACGGCAATCCAGGCCTCGCTGTCGACGGTGCAGACCGAACTCGCCACCGCTCGCACGGAAGCGGGTACCGTGGTGACGGAACGCGATACCCTCAAGACGGATAACGTCGCCCTGGCCGCACAGAACACCCGTCTGCTGGGTCTGGTAGTCGAGTCCTGCAAGGGTATGGCACTTGCATTGAACACCCCATTTGTTGCCACAGGCTTTGATGCGGTCATGGCTGCGCATGCCGAACTGTCGACAATCTACTCGGCCAAGTTCCGCACGTCCGGCGGTAAACTGGGCGCGTCTGATCCGAAGCCGGCGCCGAAGGCTGCCATCGCTGCGGCCCCAGGTAACCTGTTCCATCTGGCTGTCCAATCAGCAGCCTCCCGCCAGTAACTGAAGGAGATATCCCATGGCACGTGTGCACAAGCTCACGCCGACTGTCCCGTATCCCAATGCCCAGACGGTCATGCTGGGTGCGGGTTCGGGCGCGGCAAACAACCTTTCGTCGGTGGATACCGACAAGCCGGTCAAGCTCGTGGCGGATTCCCGCTATGACCTCTGCGCAGTCGGTGACGAAATCGAGGGCACCATTGTTGCTGTCGAGCAAGCTACCCAGGCCGGTTTCTCCATCGGTGGTGTCGCCAAGTACAAGTCCGGTCAGATGATGTTCGCCACGGCGGATGGTCTTCAAGGTACTCCGGGCACGGGCGCTCTCGCTGTGGGCAACATCGTGGTGGCCGGCACCGCTGTTGCCAAGGGTACCGCCCTGACGACCTACCCCAAGGTGTGCGTTGCCACCACCCCTGCCAACGTTGTCCACAAGTGGCGCGTCGTGGCTCTTTCCGATACGAACTCGGGTGCGGTGGGCCAGCGCGTCACCATCGAGCGCGTCTAATCCACTCGACACCTCAAGGAGAATACCCCATGTCGATGTTCATTGATACGGATGGCGGCCAGAATCAGGTCACGCTGTCCATCGAACACCTGTTCGCTGCGCAACAGGCTCAGATGAGCCTGCCGCAGTACGTCAACCGCACGTTCCCTAATGCCGATCCCACCAAGGGTTCGGCGTGGCGTCAGCTGACAGCTTCGCTGGGCTACGTGGACCCGGGTGCCCGCAACCAATACGGCTTGCGCGCCCCCACGGTGCACCAGCTGCTGAACGGTGAAGTCGGTGGCTTCCAGGCTGCGCAAGGTTCCGGCAGCACGCCGAACAGCACCATCTTCGGTGGCAGCGAGTCGCGGCTCGTCTTCACCTCGGTCATCATCGAAATGGCCGAAGCCCGCCTGTACAAGGACCTGACCGAAGATCCCGCCATCTTCAACGGCATGATCGCCCTGGACATGTCGCTGGCATCGCCCAACTTCGAGCAGCCCATCATCGACTACGAGACCCTGGGCGGTGCTCAAGGTGCCAACCGTGCTCGCCCGCAGCGCATCAGCCAGTGGTCTGAGCCTACCGCGATGGTCCGCTTCGGAACGTCCGGTAAGGTCCGCAAGATTCCGACGTATTCGATCGGTATGGAATTCAGCATGGAAGCGCTGAAGTCCACCACGCTGGACCTGATGGGTCTGACGCTGGCCCGCTCGATGATGGTCGAGGAGTATGCCCGCGTCAACGAGCAGCTGGCTGACCTGTGGGGTGGCGATACCGACATCAACATCGGCGCCATTAGTGGTGTGACCACCACCTCACTGGATGCGTCTGCGTCGGGTGGCGCTGTCACCTACAAGAGCTGGATCAAGTGGCTGCGTCGCAACAAGACCCGCAAGATCAGCCATGTCATCTGCGACATCGATGCCTGGCTGAAGGTGGTTCAGATGACGGGCCGCCCGAACGTGGCTGCCTACAACCCCACCATCGAAGCGCCGGTGCCGCAGCCGCTGATCAGCAACCCCTTCTTCGGTGAGAACGTCACGTTCTACATCGTTGATGCGGCGGTCGACGGCGGTCCGGTTCCCGCCAATACGCTGTGGGGCCTGGACAGCCGGCAAGGCATCGTGCGTGTGCGCAACACGGATGCCGACTACAAGGCTACCGAGCAGTTCACCATGCGCAAGACCGAGGCCGTGCGTATCGACACCGGCATGATCGCTTACCGTCAGTGGGACGAAGCGTTCGACGTGCTGACCATCGCCTAAACCAGGATAGGCCGGGGCAACCCGGCCTAGATCTACATGACTGACTACGTTGTCTATGACGAAGATGGTTCCTGGGTGGTCAATGAACGGATGTTCCCGTTTGTGGATACTCAGGGCCGCCGTTTCGAGGTTGGCACCAAGGTGAAGGTCAGCCTTGCTGAAGGCAGTTGGGCGAAGGGACAGGTTGACGCTGGTGTGCTTACACCGACCTCGCCTCCTGAACTTCCTCCCGCTGACCCCGCACCGGCCCCAGCTCCAAAGGCTGCCGCCAAGCCTGCCCCGGCGCCCCCACCTGCACCCTGATCCGGCAGGTGTGCGGCCCTGACTTGTCCTAGCCGGCCCGGGTCTCCCTGGCCGGCTTTTTACCGAGTACTGCAATGCTGACTACCTTCACCTCGTATGATCAAGTACGTGCTCTCCTCGCCCTTGAGGACAAGGAGCTGCGTGACGATACCCTCAGCTTGCCCATCTATTCCACGCTGGCTGAAGAAGCCCTGCACGCCCTGGGCACTACCGTACTGGATCGGTACGGTGAAATCCTTGCGCTGGCCACCAAGTCTCGCACTCAGGCCCGCCTGTCGCGGCTGGTGGACCTGTTCGTTACCTACGCCATAGCTGACGAGCTTACCCGCACCCTGCCACTCCTTGCCCAGCAGCAGGTGACTGACGGCCGGGCCCAGACTAGCCGCTTTACCTTTCAACCGGAAGTCATTGCGAACATCAAAGCGGGATACGCAGGTGTGCGCTATCGTCTGCTGTTGGTGTTCAAGGAGCTATATCCGAATGATACCCTCCTGGTGACCTCGTCGTCTACTGATTTTGTGGCCGCTCTTACCACTTCTGCGGTAGGCCTTTCCGCTGACCCTGTTACGAGCTGATCATGCGCCTTGAAGACGCTGCTGTGTTCTTTGACACCACCTCGGTCTACGATGCGTATACCGGGGCGTACCTGTTCAAGGCCCAGTTCTCAAGCTTCAATGACGCGAACGTGGTTGGCTCTACGTCTACCCGTCGAATCCTGTCCATTGGTACCGGCCTGAGTCTGCCGGCCCGCCGGGCCATCAAGATCCTTGAGAGCTACTGGATTGTTGGTGATGGCAACTCGGACGCCTGGGAAGAGGATGCGATTCGTCAGTCCTACAATATGAAAAAGGCGATGTCCCTGGCGGGTTACAGTAACCCGGGAGCCATGGCCCAAGGTGTCACCTCGGCCACTGCCTATGCTCAGCTGGAGTACTTCAACGAGCAGAAGGACCCCCTAAACGGCAGTGATTCGACTGTCGTGTGGAACGTCTACATGGCCCCGGCAGAGACGGCCGCAGTTGGCACGGTCATTCAGATCGGGGCCCTGTATCTGCGGGTCTTCAATTACCACCTTCCGCTGGAGGGACTTGCCGTGCTGGAGTGCCAAGAGCTGGTCGGCGTTCAGACGGTGAGTTTTGCAGGCACGACTTACGACCCGATCAATGACACCTATAGTGGTGCATCACCCAGTGTCCCTGCACTGTACGCTCCCAGCACCCGCTTGTATAGGGCTGTCGACGCCATGTCTGCAAAGCCTCAGGTGGGGGATATATCCCTCCTGGTGCCTACTGCTTTGGTCACTCCTCACGTGGGTGGCAAGGTCACCCTGACCCAGGGTGAGCGGCGCATCGTGTCGGTGGTTCCTGACCGTGACGCGTGGCTTGTCCAGGTGCGTGACGCATGATTACGATTAAATCTAACGATCTGGCGGCGCTGGGTCGGGCCCTGGCAGATGAGCGGAAGAAGATCCGGGCCTACGCTGACGACAAGTTTACTCTTGCGGTACGTGAAACCTATGCCGATGTGGTGGTAAACACTCCGCAGTATTCAGGTACCCTGGCTTCAAACTGGTACGTAGGTACCAGCCCTACCGCAGGGTTTAACGACTTGCGCCCCGGCTTTGGTTACCCGAATGCTGCTCCCTTCCAGAAGGGCAATGATCCTGCGGTCGGTGTCGGGTTCAGCCACTTTAACGGATCGTTTAAGTATGGCCAACAGGTCTTCATCTACAATACGGCGCCTTACGCTGATGACGTAGATGTGGGATTCGGGCCCGAGGGTCGAGCGATACGCCCTGTCAACTTGGTACAGGGTAAAGTCTATATGCTAATGAACCAGATGCCCAACTGGAAATCGAAAGGCTGGAAAGCATAATGGCTACGCTTGAGCAGGCACAGAAAGACATCATCACGGCCTACGAGGCAGCGCGCCTTGCCTGGGCCGGTGCTGCTTTTGATACCCAGTATCCGGGGCAGGTGACGATTGATCCGCTTACGCAGGTACGACCTTTTGTCGCCATCGATTTTGACATACATACAGGACGTCAGCTTGACTTAGGTCCTGTCCCGATGTCACGCTGGGACGGTAATTTCATTATCGCTGTAGCTGTTAAATGTGGCAGCGGCTACATGCAAGCTGCCCGGCTTGTTGACTATTTCACTGGTGCGCTAGAGTTGCGCCGCCTTGGGGTTGCCCAGGTGGAGGCGGCGACGGCGGCTAGAATGAAAGAGCATCAAGGCTGGGACTACCGGCCCCTTGTACTGCCCTTTTGGTTGACCCGCTTCAAGCAGTAAGCGGATAGTTAGGAGATTGATATGCCGTTTGCCGCCACCGCTGGTACCCAGTTTGCCCGTATCAAGGAAGCCACCTATGGTGTTACTCCTGTTGCGGGTAATGGTGCCTTTCTCCGCTCTACCGGGGAATCCCTCAAGTTCAGCCTGTCCAAGGAGCAAGCGCAGGAACTCCGGTCTGACCGGGCCATTTCCGGTGCGGTCACCACCTACGGTGCTGCCTCGGGTGGCCTGAACTTCCACCTGAACTACAACGAGTACGACGATCTGCTGGCCGGCGTGGCCATGTCTGCCTGGACTGTATATGGTACTAACGGTGTGCAGGCTGCCGCTTCATCGGTTACCGCCACAGCCACTACCTTGACAGCTGGTGCCGCTACCACAGGTAATGACAGCTGGGCCAACCTGCGTCGTGGCCAGTGGTTCCGTCTGGTGGCGCCGACCTCGGCCAATGATGGCAAGCTGTTCCGCGTCAGCCTGTCAGTGGCCCCCAGTACCACGGTGATCACCCTGGATGCGAGCACGCCTGCAGCGGTGACCGGTGCCATTGCCGGTACCCTGGTCCAGACCAGCTGGCTGACCAACGGCACCACGGCTTCGAGCTTCAGCATCGAACACCAGCAGACGGATATCGGCCAGTTCTTCCTCTACAAGGGGATGCAGCCGAACACCATGGACCTGGACATTACGAGTAAGGCCATTATCAATGGCTCGATCGACTTCCTCGGCTCTACCCAGGTGCGTGCAACGGCCACAGGTTTGCCTGGTTCCACTGCTGCGTCCAAGACGTTCGACATCATGAACGCGGCCACCGGTGTCGCCCAGCTCTGGCTGGGCAGTGCTCCGCTGACCTCTACCAAGGTGAAGTCGGTCAAGCTGAAGGTGGACAACGGTCTGCGCGAGCAGGATGCCATCGGCACCCTGGGCCTTGCTGGTATCGGTTCCGGTTCCTGCACTGTCACGGGCACGATGGAGGCCTACTTCTCGGATGGTGCACTGTACGACCTGTTCCGCAATGACACCTACACGTCGCTGGTGATTTCCATGCAGGATGCAGCCGGCAATGGCTACATCGTCACGCTGCCTCGCGTGCTATTCATGGAACACGATGTGCAGGCCGGCGCCATCAACCAGGAGGTGATGGCTACCATCACGTTCCAGGCGTTCAACGATGACACCAATGCCATTGCTGCGCTGCGCAAGACGATCTTTATTGATCGGGTCGGCGTCGCTGCGCCATAATCGGGGCTCGCCCTGAGTAAGAGAAAGGGGCTTCGGCCCCTTTCTGCTGCCCATTCCCGCCGCAGGCAGCCGGCTTAGACGGATCAATAAAATGGACCTGTTTGACGACTACGGCTTTGATGACACCCTGGAAACCCAGGGAGTCTGGAAGCCCCTCAAGGATAGCGCGTTTTTGCTGGCACGTTTCGGCAATGAGCGGCACCAACAGTTGATGGTGGAGCTGCGTACGCAGTACAAGGAAGAGCTGGCCGCTCAAACCCCCGAAGGGAAAAAGCTGCAGCGCGACTTGCTGATCAAGACCCTGGTCGACAGTATCCTGTTGAACTGGAAGAATGTCAGCTATGGTGGCCAGCCGCTAGAGTATTCGAAAGAAGCGGCCACGAAGGTGCTGCAGCATCGTCAGTTCCGGGAGTGGGTTATCGGCACCTCCATGGACGAGGACAGCTATCGTGCTGCCCTTCTGGAGGATGACGTAAAAAACTCCGAGCTGCCCTCAAGTGGCAGCTCACCTGGGGACGCTCCTACCAATTCTTCCGAGACCTCTACGAAGACACCGGAGTAATGCCGAGGCCGCTCAAAGAGCGGCCTATGCTGGACTCCCGACAGCAGTACGTGTTTAAGGTATTCAATATACTGGATGACCGTCGACAGATAGGAATGAACGGCCCTCAGCCGTTCACCCTCGAATCCTTCCAGTCTTGTTGCGATATGCTGGGGATTCAGGGCGCCGACCGAAGGGTCGAGCTGTTGGCTAGGGTAAACTGTTTAGACGAGGAGCGGCTTGCAGCTGCTTATGCCGATAAGGCAGAACCGGATAAACAGGATACCGAACATGTACGATCTTCGCCTTGATGCAGACGTTACTGGTCATAAGAACGTCGTCGAACTGGCTGATGCAGTAGCGAAGCTAGCGAAGAACCTGCCCCAGCTGGCTTCCAGCCTGGGGCTGCTTAAATCTGTCGGTGATATCAAGGGACTGGATAAGGCCGCCCTGGCTATTTCCAGCCTTAACGCCAGCGTTGCTGGTGCTGACCCTGCGCGGGTCAAGGAAATGGCTGCGGCCACCAACTCACTGGCAAACGCCCTTGCCAAGCTTGGTGCACAGAAGATCCCCAAGGGCCTTGACCTAGGTACGGCTAATACTGGCGGCTTCAAGCAGGCTGCCGAAATGCGGGCCATGGTTGAGACCATGGCCAGCTCCAATCAGGCTATTGCAACCAGCCTGACCGAGCTGTCTGGGAGCATCCGGAGCGGCTACGCGAAGGCTACTAAAGAAGCCCAAGAGGGTGCGGACAAGCTGAAGCAGGCCAAGGATAAGGCGGACAGGGATTCCGCCCATGGCGCTAAGGCGCGTATCACCCAGCTGCAAAAGGAGTACGAAGACGAAGTTGCTGCCCAGCGGCGCTTCCGTCGTGAAGAGCTGCAGGTAATCAAGGAGGCTGGTGTCTCCCTTATCCCTGAGCACCGCCTGCAGACTGTCGGCATGGACTCGGTCAACAAGCGCCGGGTTGACGACTTCCAGACTGGCCGGATGCCGACAAGCACTCCGGCTGTCGACCCCCTGGCAGAAGCGGACAAGGTACTGCAGGCCGGCAAGCAGTGGGAGAAGAGCGCTCAGGAGCAAGCTAAGGCTCGCGCCTTTATGCTGGATGAGCGTGCGCAGGCAGTTGCGAAAGCCAAGCAGCTTGACAGCATCGCTGCTGAGGCCGAGTCGCAAAACCTGGCAGCTGCTGAGGCTCGCGCAAAAGCGGAGATTCGTAACCAGAAGGCTGTGCTGCGCGCACGTCAAGAGCAGGCCCAGGCCCTGGCCGACTTGCAGCAATCGAGCGCGAAGGCCAACGCAAGCTACTCCCTGAAGAGCCTGCCCGAGCAGCTAGGTGTGCAGATTTCTGCCCGCTCCGCTCTGGACCAGGGCGTCAATACGCCTGATGTGGTATCCAAGTTTGGTAGCATGGCTACCTTGGCGGCCAAGCAGGCGGAGTCCCTTGGGTCGCTGCGTCAACGCCTGGAACAGTTGGATGCTGCTGCTGCATCCTCTACTGCGTTCGAGAAGATGCGGGAGAAGTCTGCCGCCATGGCTGGCAGGGTCTCCGACGACCTTGCCCGCATGCGTGAGCAGATCGTATCTGCCAATGCCGCTTACGCTACCCTGGGTGACCAGGGTAAGGTGAAGAGCCAGATTGGTCAGCAGATCGGTGCAGCCAACTACCTTGCACAGGGCCGCACGGAACAGGAGACTGCTGCCAAGTTCGGTGAGCAGGCGGTTGCTGCTGCCAAAGCGGCGGAGAGCATGCAGGCGCTGCGGAACGCCTATGCAGCTGCCACCAACTCCTCAAAGGAGGGCGCGAAAGCGGCTGATGATCAAACTGCGGAGCTGGTGAAGCAGGCCGCAGCGGTGGACGAGCTTGCCCGCCACCAACGTGAGGCTGCCCTAGCTGCCAATAATATTCGTGGCGTCCAGAAGATGGATGCTCAACGTGCCCAGAATACTCTGCAGGCCAAGGGCATGCTGGAGTCTGGCAAGTCGCTCCCGGAAGTCCAGGCCAGGTTTGGCATGGATGTCGGTACTGCTGCCGCCACCCGTGGCTGGTCTGAGCTGGCCACTGCTGCTGAGCATGCTACCCAGTCTATTGCTGGTGCGCCTGCGCGGCTGAAGGGTGCGGCTGGCGCACTGGCTGACCTGCATAGTGCGGCACGTGGTGCAGCGAGCGGCTTCGGCGCTATGTGGTTGACCTGGGGCCAAGTGGCCCCGCTGCTTGCCGGTGCCGCCCTCAGTAACGCACTGGTCCAGACGGTGAAGGTCGGCGCTGATATTAACCATCAGCTTCAGATCATGCGCGCCCTGTCAGGTGAGACGGAGAACTCCATCGCTTCACTTAAGGCTGAGATCTTTAGCTTGTCGGGCGGTGCGGTAGGGATTCATGATGTCGCCGAGGCAGCCAAGAGCCTCAGCCTTGCAGGCTACAACGCTCAGCAGACGACACAGGCCCTGGGCGATGTGATCAATCTGTCCATCGCTGGTACGGCTGATCTTAAGACCTCCGCAGATACCTTGGTGTCGGTCGGTACGGCCTTCGGCTATCAGGCGAACCAGCTGGGCCGGGTTGGTGATGTCATCGCTAAATCTGCTGCGATGTCAATGGCTGGTGTTGAGGATATGGCAGCCGCCTTCCGATACTCCACGGCTATTGCGGAACAGTATGGTGTATCGCTTGAAGACGTTGCCACCTCGCTGGCCAGCCTGGCCCAGCGAGGTATCAAGGGTACGTCAGCCGGTACGGCTACTCGCCAGATGTTCCAGGAGTTTACTGGGACTACCGCAAAGACGGCCAAGCTCCTCAAGGAGCTGAAGATTGACGCCTTTGATGGCATGTCCGGTAAGTTGAAGCCTCTGCTGCAGCTGATGCACGAGCTGGAAGGCTCGATGGATAAGCTGTCAGGCACCGGTAAGACCAAGAAGATTGGCGATATTTTCAATGAACGCGCCAGCAAAGATACCATTGCGCTTCGTCAGGACTACCTGACTTCGGTGGCTGAACTGGATAACAAAGCTGCAGCAGATAAGAAGGCTGGTAAGACTGACACCAAGAGCGGTAAGCAGGTTATCGGTGAGCTGGTTTCGCTGCAGGCCAAGGGCGATATCGAAGGTTATGCTGATGCTTTGAAGAAGCTGTCAGAAGCCGGCGCCATCAGTGAGAAGGGTCTACTGGGCCTGCAGCATCAGGTCTATAATACGAGTGCTGGGTTCTCTGCCCTAGCTCGTGCAAGCATGGACACGTCCACGCAGAACATGATGAAGGCGGTGACCAATACCATGGTCACCTCTTTCGCTAAGGCCTTTGAGTCGATCGATGGTGCGGTTGCCGTTACGTCTGTCAAACTACGAGAGATCTTTGCCTCACCCGAGTTCAAGCAGGGTATTGTGGATCTGGCCAGCGCAGCGGCCAACCTTGGAACAGTCCTAGTTAACAACATCGGACCGCTAACTACTCTGTTGAAGCTGTGGCTGTCGTGGAAGGTTGCCACCATCACTGCAGCTGGTATGGGTGCAGTCATCACTGGCTTCAACTCTATGGCTGTGGGTGCCACTGCTGCTGCGGCAAAGCTTCCGCTGGCAGCTGCTGCCTCTACCAGCATGGCGGTAGCCGCGAATGCTGTAGGTGTGGCAGCGCCTCGGGCTGCGGCTGGCATCGCCCTGGTTGGTACTGCTGCTACCCGGGCGATGGCAGTCTTGGGGCCGGTTGGTGTGGCACTCTCTACTGTCGGGGCTCTGTGGGCCCTCTTCTGGCGTGGCGGTGTTGCTAACTCTACTGAAGCGGATGGAGCTGAGGCCAAGCTTAAAGTCTACAAGGACTCGCTGGATGAACAGCTGAAACGTCTGACGCAGATCAATGAAGCCAAGGCCAAGGGCCTGACCATTGATCAGCTGCAGACAGAGGAGGCCCTTACTCAGGCGGAAATGCAGACGCGCACCGTGCGTGACGCCAAGGTAAAGGGGATTGTCGAGCAGCAGGGTCCGCTGCGCCAGATGATTGACTCCAAACTTGGTGACGGCGCGTCATACGACCTCCAAGGCCTGAATAGCAGCCAGCTGGAGGCTGCGCGCAAGGCTCTACGTGCAAGCGGTAAGGACTTCCCTGGGCTGACCGAAGCACTGGACCAGCTGCGCGGGGGCTCCAAAGCTATCCAGGCAGCTATCGATCAGTATAACACTGATGAGGCAGAGATTGCCGCTAAACGTGCCGGGATCATGGAGCAGGCTCGCAAGATCCAGCTTGCGCAGATGCAGGATCAGAAGGATGCTCGATCCAAGGCCAAAGGGCAGGGCGGGGAAGCGGCTGTCTCTGAAGGCCCTGCCCACCAACAGTTCCAGTCCTTCAACGCCCTTGACAAGGAGTTCAAGGATCGTAATGCGCTGATCGAGAAGGCTGGCAAAGAGGCCGAGGAGTTGACGCAGGCCAAGATGAAGGCCCAGCTCATTACCGAGGACTACGGTAATGCGGAGATTGCTACCATTGAGCAGCGTACCTATGCTCAGCGTGCGGCCAACTACGAAGCCTACCTTGCCAAGGTGCAGGAGATTAGCACCCAGCTCGAACATGCGCTGAAGATTGATCTAAAGGGCAATGACCCTAAGCTCAAGATTCAGGCAGGTAAAGACCTGGAAGCAATGCGCGCTTCGCTGGCCAGTGCCCGCCAAGAGCTGGGTCACATGGGTGATATGCAGCAGGTGAAGGTTGTTAAGGAGCAGCCGCTTCCGAAGTCCGTGCATGATGTGGATACATTTATCAAGGGCGAGCAGGAGCGGATAGACTCGCTGCAGACGGCAAATGCCTTGAAGCTGAAGTCAGTGAACCTGTCAGATGAGGAGCTGAACAAGCAGCTCGCCCTGTTGAAGGTGGCTGATGACTACGCCAAGTACTTCTCCCCCATCAACCAGGACCTTGCGGTTACTAACAAGGCCTTGGATGAGGCGCGTTCACAGTTGGATTCTTTGGCATCTACCGGCTTTGAGGGCTTTCAGCTGGACACGGTAGTTACCCAGGTCCAGGTGCTGGAGCGTCGACTCAAGCAGTTGACTGCTGCCCGAGATAAGCTGGTGGCCGGCCAAGCAGCCACCGAAGGCTCGGTCCTGAGTGATGAAGTCAACACCCGGGTCATCAATGACATCAAGACAAAGATCGCGGAGCTTAAGTCGGAGCGTGACCGTATCGTGTCGAGCTTCGATACGATGATGCGGTCAAGTGTTCATGACCTATTTAATGGTGGGTTCAGCTGGCGTAAGTTTGGTGAGGCCTTTAGCAAGACGATGAAAGATGCCCTGGCTGATGCCTTCTATGACGCGGTGGTCAAGGCTCCGGTGAAGGCGTTTGCGGCCAAGGTTGCTGAAGGTATTCGCCCATCCGATAAGAGCGGCAAGCCTACTGACCTGCTTGACGGGTTCTCTACCAAACTATCCGACTGGTGGAACGGCCAGAAGCCGTCCACGAATACGGCGGATGACTGGATGACGGCAGGCCTTGGTGCGGCTCAGAAGTCCCAGACCAACGGGATGAAGGACCAGCTTACTGAGGCCTGGGATAAGGGTGTGGCTTACTTCAAGTCTACTGATTGGGGCAGCATCTGGGACAAGGTCACTAATGCCTTCAACAAGGTTGACTGGGCTGGCATGTGGGATATGGTCAAGTCTATGTTCTCCAGCGGTAAGCCCGGAGACGGGCCCAGCTGGACGGATACGCTTGGTGGCCTCATTGGTATTGGGTCAAAGTCTGGCGGATCGACCGGAGGCTCTTCGGGTGGTGCGTATGACACTGGCATGAATGCGGAGCTGGGACTTGCCAATGGGGGCGCCTTCTTTGGGAACAGTACTCGGGCCTTCGCCAATGGCGGCACGTTCTCTAATTCAATCCTAACTACCCCAACCTACTTCCGCTACGGCCTGGGCAGTAGCCTTGGTGTTGCCGGTGAGGCTGGTCCGGAAGCGGTGATGCCCTTGGGCCGGGACGGTCGGGGCCGGCTTGGCGTGCGGATGCAGGGCGGCGGTGGTGGCGGTGGTGGGCGTACAGTCGTTCAGCACACCACCAACCTGACATACAATCTGGGCGGTGGCGTTACACGGTCTGACCTTGCGTCCTACGGTGCCAAGATCGTAAGCAGTGCGGAGAATCGTGTAGCAGACGCTACTAAACGCGGTGATCAACGCTTTGCGAAATAACCATGACAACTTACACCTGGCCCGATACGGCCACAGTCACCCAGATGCTGCCCAAGTCCATGGAGGTGCAGCCGATTAACAACACCCTGGCTATGTCTAGCCCGCTTAACGGCGACGTGACTACCTTCGGCTTGCCGGGGAACCGTTGGAGGGTTACGACAACCTTCCGGCGCCAGACGTATGCAGATCGGGCCATCGTTGAATCCTGGCTGTTCAAGTTGAGTGGTCAAGAGCACCGCATGAAGATATGGGACTTTGCCCGGCCGGTCCCCCTGGGCACCATCAACCAGACAGGCGTGACGGCGTCCATTTTGGCGGCCCAGTTCGCGGTGACCATGACCCTTGCCGGGTGCGGAAACACCACGACCCTAAAGCGCGGTGATTGGCTTGAGGTTACCACAGCTGTGGGTCAACAGTTGCTAATGAACACGGAAGACGCGACGGCAAATGCCTCTGGTGTTATGGTCATCAACTTCACCCCACGTCTGCGCGGGCAGGTTGCTGCCGCCTCTGCTGTCATCCTGCAAAAACCTTCCGCTCTCTACATCCTGGAAGACCCCAACCCGCTTAGCCCACGTGATCCGCAGGGTTCGGCCTCTGAGTTCGGTGTCAGCTGGGTGGAGGTGTTCCGATGAGCCGCCCCAACATTACCGGATTCCTGGCTGCGCTGACTTCTGGCCATGCTGACCTATTCCCACTTCTTGAGTTGCAGTTCGCGTCAGGCACGCAGTATCTCTGCGGCCTACCTTATGCTGTCACCTGGAATGGCAATACCTACATTGGCACTGGTGGGGTGGTCAGTATCTCTGAGAGCACTGAAACGGGGGGAACTGCGCAAGGCATCCAGGTGGTGATTAGTGGAGTGCTCCCGGCAAACAAGTCCCTGCTTGCCAATGAGAAAGTCCAGAACCGCAAACTCATTTATCGACTCGCTGCGATAGACTCATCCAATGCCCTGCAGGTTGACCCAAATGTGTGGTCAGGGGCCATGGATTATATGGACCTGGACAATACGGGTGATGCCCCGAAGATTACCATATACGCTGAGCACTACATGATTCTCTGGGACAAGCCTCGTACTGTCCGCTTTACTGACAGTGCTCAGAAGCGTATTGACTCCACCGACAGGGGCCTGGAGTTTGTTGCCAAGATATCAGAAGCCAGCATTGTTTGGCCTTCACGAGCAGCCCTGCTGGCCCAATAAAGGATAGAAAATGGATGATCTTTTTGATGCCATACTGGTCGTTGCTGCAGTTGTTGCTGCCGTCTATTTCGGTCAGTATGCCCTGGCTGCCAGCCTACTCTCTACTGCCTACAGTTCTCACGATGCCAAGCGGCGTGCAGAGAATGCAAAGCGGAAATGGGAAGAAGGGATCAAAGACCTGAAGCGGATGATCAAGGCGCCTGATGCTGTTCGCGGCATGGTACTGGGCCGGGAGCGAGTCTCAGGCCCTATCGTCTTTGCTGACTCCTATGGCAGCAAGCTGGAGAACCTGAAACTGATCATCGCGCTGGCTGGGCATGAGATCGATGCAGTGGAGACTATCTACTTCAACGACCTGCCTTTGACGCTGGATGCGAACGGCTTCACGTTGCCCGGCAACTTCAACATTACCAATCAGACAGATTACCTGTCTGAAGACTTTGACCTTACTGCCGCAGTAGGTCTTACGACTGTCACTCCTCGTTCAAATATTCCGGCGGACTATGGTGATAGCAACCCTACCGGATGGCTGTACAGCGGCTCCCCCTTAGCCGGCTCCGTTGGTACCTACACGTGCATGAGTGTCCACTCCGCTATCAGCGTATTGGACGACACTTGGACGATGTATAATAACACGCCAACTACGGCCTCATTCACCTTACCTCCTGGATACTATCGGCTGAACTGGAAGATTGACTACAGCCGCCCCGGTGCCCGTGTGCGCTGGAAGCTAGGTGCTGCCGGCCAGACGGCGAGTGCCAGCATGTTGACCGACTTCCCTACCAAGTGGACGGCCAATCATAAGCTGACAAATATCTCTTACCTGGAAGTTGACCTGTTCTATATTGCTGAGATATACGAACAGGTTGGTATCCCTAATGTGAGTGCTGTGGTGCGAGGTGCCAAGGTCTTTGACTGGGTGACCTCTACTACTGCGTGGTCTGACAACGCGCTCAAGTGTATTGCCTACTGGCTGACCCATCCGACCCTGGGCCTTGGTAGCTCTCAGGCGAATGACTTCATTGTTGCGGAAATGCAGGATGCCCAGAATATCTGCGTCGAGCAGGTAGGGGCAGGCCCGAGCATTACTGAGGATCGCTACACCATCAATGGCGCGGTCTTTAGTGATACGCCTCCAGCTACTGTCAAGCGGCAACTGGAAGAGGCTATTGCTGGTTCCATAGTCTGGTCACAAGGCCGCTGGCTTATTCGTCCTGGTAAATTCCGTACGGCTACCCTGGCCATTACTGAAGCGGATGTGGCCCCGGGCGGGTTCAAGCTGGTGCCTTCGCCCAGCCGACAAAGCCTGTTCAATCGGGTTATCGCTAATTACCTGGACCCTGCACAGGGATACGCCAGCGTTGGTGCACCTGAGGTGACTTCGGCAACGTACCTGTCTGAAGACAATGGCGTAGACGCGCCCACGGAAGTTACCTTTCCGTTTGTCAAGAACTACTACCGGGCTATCCGCCTTGCCAAGTACATGCTTGTGCGGAACCGGAACAACCTGACAATTTCCGTTCAGCTGAAGTTGACTGCTTATGACCAGTTGATCGATGACACAGTTACAGTAACCTGGCCTGACTACGGGCTTAACGCTACACCATTTGAAGTCAAGAGCCGGTCGATTGATTTTGCTTCCCGCACCATCAGCCTGCTGCTGACCCTGACGGGGTCGACTGTGTATGACTGGCTCTACACGGACTACAG